TAGTAAAGAGTTTTTAATTTACGTTTCCAAGCTAACATGTGTATATCATGTAACTCTTTTATATCTACATCAGCAGGAACAAAAACATTTACGCTTTGTCCTTGACATATATACTTCTGCCTGTCTGCGGCATGTTCTATTATCCACTGTTGATTTATTTCAATAGCAGTTTTAAAAATATCTTTCTCATACTCAGACAATTCTTTTAAATGTAAGACTGAACCTCTATTAGCTATAATAGATGTCCAAATTTTATCCGTATTAATACCCTTCTTTTCTAAAAGTTTTTCTAAATATTTATTCTTAACTAAAAAAGAACCTGACATTGTTTTTTGAACATAAGCATTTGCTCTATAAGGTTCTATTGAGGGAGAAGTAGTCCCACAAATTATTGAAGATGAAGCGTTGGGTGCAATAGCTAATAAGTGTGCATGACGTAATCCTGTGCCTTCCATGTCAGGAGCTTCACCTCTCTTAACAGCTAATCTTTTTGATTCAGCTACAGCTTCTTCTTTTATTTTTTTAAACATTTGTAAATTTTTTGTTTTTGCTAGAGCAGATTGGAAGGGAATTTTTTGTTGTTGAAGATAGGCATGAAAACCCATAGCTCCTAGTCCTATACTACGCTCATTATTAGCACTAAATCTTGCTCTAAATAATTCTTCGGGTGCATAATCTATAAAGTATTGTAGTACATTGTCTAAGAAACGTACTATATCAGGAATAAATAAAGTATCCTTTTTCCATTCCTCATATTTTTCTAAGTTAAGGGAAGATAAACAACAAACGGCTGTCCGTTGTTCATTTGTAGGTAGGGTTATTTCCGAGCAAAGATTAGAATGATTAACATATAATCCTAATTTCTTTTGTTGTTCAGGGAGAGCTTCATTTACTGTATCAATGAAACAGATATAAGGTTCACCAGTTGCTACTCTAGTCTCTAAAATTTTTTGCCACAAATCTCTCGCTGAAAGAGTGCGTACTTTTTCTTTTGTATGTGGGTCTACTAAATCCCAACTATCATCATAAGTAGGTTCTTTTATACAGTTGTCAATCAACTCCATAAATTGATTAGAAATATTTATACCATGATGTAAGTTTAAACATTTCCTATGTATATCACCACCACTAGGTTTTCTCATTTCTAAAAATTCTATTATTTCAGGGTGACTTATATCCATGTAAGCGGCATAACTTCCTCTTCTAGTTTTTCCTTGAGAGAACGCCATGATTTCAGAATCAACTACATGTAAAAAAGGAATAGACCCTGAACTCTGACTCCCACCTGAAGTCATTGTACCATCAGACCTAACGTGTCCCCAGTAGCCACCAATTCCACCACCTACAGAAGCCAACCATGCGTTTTCTGTGTAGTGCCTTGTTAGTCCTTGTCTACTATCACCAACATAATTTAAAAAACAGGAGATAGGCATACCTCTTTTTGTTCCTGCATTACTTAGTATAGGAGTAGAAAACATAAACCAAAGGTTAGAAGCATATTCATAAATACGTTCAGCCATCTCTTCATTATCTGAAAAGGCTTTTGCCGCTCTCATAAAAGCATCTTGTGGGGACTGCTCATCAGGTAATAAATATCTATCCTTTAAAGTAGTCTTGCCAAAGTCTGTTAATAAATTGTCTCTTTCGTAATCCATTTTTTAAAATTGTCCTGAGTTTGGTGTGTTGTTTGCTATATCATCTAAGAATTTTTCTGTTTCTTTATCTGTAGGTTCTAATTCATTTTGTAATTTTTCTGATTCTGTTACTGGAACAAGAATTTCTACACCTTCATAACCATGTGTAATATAGTGTTTAGTTTCTTTTTTCATTTTCTTCTTTCCAAATATTCTAGTCCAACCTTTTTTATAGGATTCAGTTGGTTGATGTATAGGATTTCCTGCTGAATTACGATTCTTATTATTGTATTTATATCTGTTAGACATATTCTATTTTCTTTTCTTCTTTTTAATTTTTCTTTTCCTTATTTTAGATGGTTCAACTATATCAACAAAAGTTTTCGTAATCTCTTTAGCTTTAACTACATACTCATACGCATGAGTTTTAATACCTTTATCAGTTACTAAATAAGTTGTTAAGTCTACACCACTATATGCTTTTGCATAAACATTATTACTTAATGCTAGGCTTGAACCACTAGATAACAATACAAACTCGCTACACCCACTTAGTAAACTAAATAGGATTGTGTATTTTAATATCTGTTTCCCTGTCCATCGTAACATATTTTATTTTTCCTTCAGGTTCAAATTGTTTTAAAAAATCAAAGACAATAGTCTTATCAAAATCTTTACAACTGTAAACGTCTAATTGTAATAATGTAGGGACAACTTCGTCCCAACAATGTAACGAAATATGAGAAGTCTGTAATAAAACAAAACCTGTTAGTCCACTAGCACCTTTTACATCTACATAATGAGCAACGGGTTGCCCTAATCTTTTCATACCTATTGCTGATACTAATTTTCTTAACCACTTTCTTATGAAACGAATATCTTTAGGTGGTTTTTTAATATCAGCTCTGATAATTAAATGATTATGTTTAACCATTTTTATACAAACCTTTTTGCATTTCTTCAGCTTTTTCTTCAGCAGTTTGACCAGTAAGTTTTAATTTTATTTCACCTTTTCCCTGAGTCTCTTGCTCTATTAATAAATTAATATATTGTTTAGCTTTTTTTAAATCACCTAACTGTTCTTCTTTAGTTTTGTGTTTATGTCTCCATCTACATATATATTTAATAGCATTACCTTCAGCATACGGAATTTCATTCTGCATAATAAAAGTAATAGGTTCTATCTTAAACCTGAAGTAATGGGGTGGGTGTTTTATTATATCCGCCATAATTTCACCTTCCCAGTTTTCTTATTATATTCTTTATGTCTAAGAATATGTGCAACTCTAGCTTGTTGTAGGGCTTCTTTTTTAGTATAACCTTTAGCCTTATAAGCTCCAACAACGATTTTCCATAGCTCTAAAAGGGGTACATTAGTGTAACTCTTAATCATTTTCTCAGCAGTTTTAACTCCCACATTTGGTAGTCCTGAGTACCCATCGGTACTATCTCCCGCTAAGGTTTGTATCATAAACCAATAGTCAGCTAATCTTTGAGGTATATTTTCAACTGTTTCACCATCTCTACTAACCTTAGCAGGAATTTGTCTCATATCTTTATCAATAGAAACAATAATCCTATCTTCTGTAGGGTGTGGTTCAGTTGCCATTATACCCATAACATCGTCAGCTTCTAAATTTTTCCACATAGCTCCATTATGTTTTTTCATAATGTATTCACGCAGAACATTTAAAACCATCGGCTTACGTCTTTGTTTACGATTATCTTTATAACTTGGAAGAATATCTTTACGAAAATTATTCTTATCAGTTAAAGCACAAACATAATTGTCAGCTTCAAAGGTAGAACCCAACTCATCTATGTGAGAATCTACTTCAAACTTACATTTCTTTTCATCACAATGTAGTGTCCATAAACCATCACCCCAATGTGTATTCACTTCATTCGCTGTGGCTATCTTATATATTAATATGTCGCCATCTATTAACAGTACCTTTTTTTTCATATATCCTTTCCTCATATTATTTGATTTAATAAATCTTCTTTTGGTATGATGTGTCCTTTAGAAGTATAATTATCTCCCCCTACTTTTTTAGGGTACTTCGTCATTAATTTTTTCAGTATTTTTACTGAGATATAAACATAAGTTTGTAATTCACGATTTTCTTTCCATAAACAAAACGCCCAAACATCAGCGTCAGTAGTTATAATACCTGAGTCTTTCCCTCTACTTTCTGTTTCTACATATATATTACCTGTCTTCTGACATAACCTATCAGCCTTAACTTCTACTTTAACATCTTTACCTTCTAGTATTGATTTAGATTCTCTCTCATATTTTTCCCCAAAGGGTAAATCAGTGAGAAAACTATTCTTCGGTGCTATATAATCGTAACCTTTATTTATATTTTTCATTAATGTGTTTCACTCCAATTATTGCCTATTTTATATTGTCCAGTTAAAGGTAATCTTAAATTGAAGTGTTTTCCAGTGCGTTCAATAGATTCTACAGCTAACTTTCCGATTTTATCTGCGTCTTCTTCAAGACATTCAACTTGTATTTCATCGTGTACCCAAACAACTTGTTGAACATCAGTGTATTCTTTAACAGCTTTGTTAAACTCAACCAACCACTGCTTACAAATTATAGCTCCTGAACTTTGTAAAAGTGAATTAAGTGCGGCGTGTATTGAACGAATTTTAATTTGTCTTTTATCAAGACCAACTAAATATCCTCTCTCAGCCGCTTGTTGTACTTGCTCTAATAACTTACTCAAAGCAGGAAGATTATTTAAAAATCTTTCTCGTATCTTCTTAGCTTCTTTCATTGTCTTGCCTGTTACTAACGCAATCTTTTTTACACCACCACCATAAAGGAAGCAGTAGTAAAATCTTTTTGCAAGGTCTCTTGAATCTAACCCTGCTAATTCTTTTGTTTCAGTATGTATATCACCATTTAAAACTACTTTAGCATACTCACCTTCATCAAACTTAGACATAAAGTGTGCTAATAATCTAACTTCTAATCCTGATATATCTATACCAACTAATTTTTTTCTTTCAGGAACAGTAAATAAACTTCTACATTCTTTTCCATAAGGGACACCAACACTAGGTACTTGTCCTAAGTTTGGGTGTGAATGACTTGCACGAGCTGTGACTGTTGAATTAGTATTACAAGTTCCGTGTATTCTACCATTAAATTCATTCTTTAACCACGCTTGAGCTCCTGTTGCTAACTGTCCTATTCTTTTATCTAATAAAAAATGTTCACATAAAACTTTTGCTTCAGGATATGGAAGACTTGCTAAAACAGTTTCATCTAATTTAGGTTTACCATCATTTGTATATTCTTGAGGTTTCCATTTATGTCTTTCAATTAATCTATCCGCTATGTGATGTCTTGAACTAGGATTAAAAGTAATTGTTTTTTCTTTATAAAAAGTTTCACCTTTAACATATCCTCTAGCTTTGTTATTAACTTTAGGTATAAATGGTGTGCGTTCTAATTTAGGTAGAAACAATTTTTGTAAATCATCTTCTAGTTCTAAACGTCTAGCATTTAATTTAGAATATAATTTAACTGCTTCCTCTTTATTAAACATAAAACCATAACGCTCTTGTTTAAATATTAGAGTTGCTACTTCGTGTTCTAACTCCATCGCCTGACAAGAATAACCGCTACGTTCTATAGTTTTATATAAAGCATCAGTCACTTCAACATCTTGAATAC